TAATTTTAGCCATTATATAATCCTTTACATTCCGCACATCATCATAACATAATCCAGATAATCAGCATTATCAGGATAATCATTAAATATATTGTCAAAGTAGTTACCATTCAGATTGAAGATAACCCAAGTTTTTTGCTGTATCGTGTTCATGGATGAAATTATATCACGGGTTAGTGTGTTGTGCGCTTTTCATCATTGTAATTTTCTATCGCCGCGATAGTCAAAATCAATTGGACAGCGCCAGGCTTCCAGGGTAGGCCAGGCCACCTTTACAAACTGTTACAATCTTTTCCTTGACAAACGCGCCGTGGTGTGGTATAATTTTGGCGCCCCGAATATAAGCAAGTGCTTATATAAGCGCGCAAAAATAATGGGCATTAAGCCCATTATCTATTAACGCAGTCCAAACATATATTCTGCGATTTGCAAATATGTATTATCGCCAAGTGGGGCTAATACAAATTGCTCATTAACAACCTTTTCCATTAGAGCCAAGCGTGCCCGTTTTTTACGGAATTTCTCATTATGTGAGCAATATGTCAGATAAACGCGCACAAACCCGCGCATATTATCATTGGGCATAATCATTGCCGACATTCCATTCCAATTATCATAGAATATCTGCCCGCCCATTTCATTAATATCATATTCAAATTCAACTGCAAGCGATTTTTGATCTTTAGTAAGTTTTGCCATTTTCATTCCTTTAAATTGATTAAATAGGGGCAAAGCCCCTATTATTATTCTTTCTCAGCCTTGATAAAATCGGCAATGAGTTTCAAAGCCGTTTTATTCGCTTTAGTAAGCGATTCAACGTCATTCTCATTCATTCCGAGTGCAGAACCGATATAATCGGCAACCGTATCTTTCTTGATAACCGTTTCACCCGATTTCGTTTTATATTCTTTCTTGATATAAACTTTCTCGCGTGAGAGTTTAGCGATAACAGAGCGAACGGTTTTGCCCATTGCTTCGGCAAGGGTTTCAACAGTAACGCTAGAAGGGTTTGCCACATAATCGGCAACCATTTTCGCGGTTTGTTCAGCGGTGTAGTTTTCAACTTTAGCAACTGCCATTTTCATTTCTCCAGTAATAACATGGTGAGAATTTTAATCAGGTTTCTCTAACTGCCAGATTCTATTATATCAGATAACCGCACCCTTGTCAACTGTCATTAGCATATCCGGGTAATCCAGTTTAACTACAATCGAAAAGTGCTGCATGGAAAAGATTGTACCACAAATAACTTCCATGCGGTTAGTTTCCATGCTGAACCAATGGAATTTAATTTTATCGCCTGTTTTCATGATCTTTCCTGTCTGTCTATGTGTTAATTATAGCATAGAATTTTACCAAAGCAAGCGGTATTACAAACTGTTACATTTGCGCCAGGCCTGGTAGCACAACATCCAGGCCATGTCAAGCATCTTTACAAACTGTTACAAGTGTAAAAGATTGTAACATCGCTTGACATGGGGGCCGATTATATGGTATAATCGGCGCAGATAATCGCTATATAATATATAGCGATTATCTAGTGATTATTTAACCAATCCTCCAAGATAATAAAACTTCAGACTATCGTAGTGATAACCTGGATCAAATTTTTCTTGCAATTCTCGCCATGTTGCATTAGCTAGATGAGAAACAACCTTAAACCTTACAGTTTTAGTATAATCGTGTTCCTCTATATATGACATTAAGTAAGTCTGAGACATTTAAAACTCCAATTCAGATTGCAGAAATTCATCATCAGTAATAATCCGCACATTATCCGGCAGATTATCAGTATCATCGAATGGCATATCGCCATCATCCCATCCTGCGAATATCGCTTCATTCAGATCTTTAATATCCTCAACAGAAAGCCTTTCAGAATCGGCAGAGTAAAACATTTGCATCATCATTCTCCTTTAGGAAACATCTTAAACCAAATAATAACAGCCAAGAATACGAAGTTAATAGTATAATTAGCTAACAGAGGATAATCCATCTTGGGTAATACATAAGCGAATGTTAGTATTTCTCCCCAAAGCCACATAAGCAGAAACATCCATGCGAGTCCATTAGAATGTTTCTGCTTATATGATTGAATCGCCTGCGGCAATCCGCATAATGCGAATAACATAGAGCCAGTCCAACCAATCGCATCCATTTTAGTAATCCCTGCTAATGTATTCGAGCCAAAGCACGATAAAGGTAATGCCAAAAGCCAATAGGCCAGAAAGGAATATAGTAAGGTACATCATAATCAGAGCAGGAAATCAAGAGGGTTGCGTTTAGCAATGGATTTAATAACGTAAGTGCCGCCAACATCAGTATGCAAGATCACATTATTGTGCATACGCGCAAGCCGTTCGGCATCGCGGATGCTAGTGTATGGCCCGCCGCCGATAATGCGGAAATCTTTACCCGCTTTCCAATCGGCCATAGCCTCATCATTAGATTCATAACGACGGCCATACGCGGGCATGAGGATAAGGTTAAACATGATTTAGTCTTTCGTAGTTTCGCATACCAGCACAATGAGGGTAGCCGTAGAATAATACTTCGCAAATTCGCGACGCGCACCTGCTTCATCGTAGCCACGCACCCAACCGTCAAAAGTGGAACCGTCTTGTTTCGTAGCGGTGAAATAGTAGTACATGATTTGCCTAGTGGGTTGTTTCAGGGTATGGGTCTATTATATCGCAGATTCCTTGCATGGCAAGCATCTTTACAAATCTTTACAATCAGCTCCCGCCCCACATAACGTGTTTGATTCCGGGCGGTGTGTTATTGTCAACATTGTAAACCGTCGGATTCTTCCATCCATCTTCATCATCAACAAAGAAAGGGTAATCCCCTTTAACCATCTTCATCACATCATCGTAATCGTTACCCACAACCACAACCATGCCGCTCGTGTAGTCCTTCAGCACGTCCTCGAAGATAAACATTTTCATTTTCATTTCCTTTACAGTATGCTTGAATTATAGCATGGATTCCAGGTTTCGCAAGTGGCTTTACAAATCTTTACAGTTGTAAAAGATTGTAACAACCCTTGACGCGGCCCCATTATATGTGGTATAATGGGCGCAAATTATATAAGCCGAAGCTTATATAAGGTCACGCTACAGGAAGGTTAGCAATCCTTTGTGCGCAGGCTTGCAGCTCGCGTTTAGCAATCTGGCATCGTGCAACCGCATTGTTATAACTTTGCATTTGCAGGATGGTAGCATGGTCGCCAAGTCTGGCGATAAGTTGGTACAGGGATTCCTCGTGTGCGATAGTCTCAACGTATGCAAGGGCTGCATCAGCAGCAGCGCAACGGTCAGCAAGAGGGATGTTGGTGTTGGAAAGGTAAGACATTTTAATATCCTCGTTAGTAGTAGGGATTAAACGGGCTGCCATGCAGCGCGGAAAGCGGATTGCTTAATCATCTCGGTAGCTACGAAATTCATAGCGTTGGCAATGGCCATGTCACGTTCAGCAGGTGTACGGAAAGATTCCGCAAAGTACATCACGTTAGCAGAACGATAGTCTCCGTCCCTATCAAAGCCAGTAGCTTCAACGTGTCCAATGCAACGATCGAAGTCAAAGAAGTTGAGGGTAGCCATAATGCCAGCGAAGGAGAAGAGGGTGGAGGTATGAGCGGTCATGATAATTTTCCTTAGTGGTTGTCTGTTGGTCTGAGGTCAATTATACAGGGATTAAGCATTCAGGCAAGCATCTTTACAAACTGTTACAATTACTTGGTCTCGTTTGTGCTGTTACAATTGTTACATCTTTCCCCTTGACGCGAACCCCTTATCTGTGGTAAAATCGTAGACCTGCTACCCAGGGGCGGATATCGGACCAATATGGGTCGATGTGCCTAGACCCCCATCCCCACGGCCTATCAACAAAAACTCTACAACTAAGAGGGTGCCATTTCTCATCTAGGCAAACCCTATCAAACCTATCAAACCTATCAAACCCATCAAACCACACAAAATTTATGCCTTGACGGCCCACCCCCAAAGTGATATAATGAACCAATCCACCTAACCGGACCCAATATGACCAACCGTAACCTTCCTACAGCCACTCCAACGGAGACAATTGATATTGCCCCAGAGTACCTAGAAATCGCTAACACTTATCTTCAGTGCCAAGATCTTATCAAGACTGCTGATGATTTAGGTGTGCCTGTCGACTTCGTATCCAATGCCTTAGCTAGACGCGAGGTACGAGATTATGTTAATAACGTTTTCTTCACCTTAGGGTTTAATAATCGCCATAAGATGCGATCAGCTATGGACGCTATTCTAAAGAAGAAGTTTACTGAGTTGGAAGAATCCCAAACTGGCTCTACTAAAGATATTGCGGATTTGATGGCACTATCCCATAAGATAACGATGGAACAGATGGAGATGGAGTTCAAGATTATGAATGCTGGCGGAGGGCCCAAGTCGCAAGTAAACGTACAAATTAATGATAATAATCTAGGTGGTGGAGCTAAGTATGCTTCATTAGTCGAAAGATTAATTGAGGCTAACAAATGACACTAGTAGTTTCTAGACCCGGGATTTCTAGTGAAGAAATTACTTGGTTTTCACCCGCCTCTAGGTTTATTAAACTACCTATTGACGCCTACCTTAAATTATTACCAGCTACAGATCCTGTGGATGGTTCAGTTTCGACAGTGTTCGATCAGCTAAATGGACCCCAAATTGCGCTAATTAATGCAGTTAACGACCCTAGGTTCAGGTTCGTATGCGCGGCACTCTCGCGCCGATTGGGTAAAACCTTTATTGCCAATATTATTGGGCAGATGATTACTTTAGTACCGGGGTGTAACGTACTGATTATTTCGCCGAATTATAGTTTGTCGTCTATTAGTTTTGAGTTACAGCGGAAGCTGATTAAAACCTTTGATCTAGAAGTAGAGAAAGACAACTTAAAAGATAAGGTTATTGAGACCTCTAATGGTTCTACTATTAGAATGGGGGCTCTTAGTACTGTAGATAGTAGTGTTGGACGATCTTACGACTTAATCATCTTTGACGAGGCTGCATTAGGTTCTGGAGGTGAGGAGGCGTTTAACGTAGCTCTTCGACCTACACTGGATAAGCCATCAGCCAAGGCAATTTTTATCTCTACTCCTCGTGGTAAAGGGAACTGGTTTTCGGTATTCCATCAACGCGGGTTTAGTTCTGAGTTTCCTGAGTGGGTTTCTTTAACGGCTACGTATCATGAGAATAAGCGGATGAAAGAGTCTGACGTTGCTGAGGCTCGTCGGTCTATGTCTGCGGCTGAATTTGCGCAGGAATACTTGGCTTCATTTACGCAATTCGAGGGTCAGATCTATCACTTAGCTGAGTCGTGCGTAGCCGAGTATGTTTGGGAGGCTGGAGACGAGTTCTTAGCCGGTATCGACCCCGGCTATCGGGACGCAACTGCCTTCGTAGTCGTAGCGTATCGGCCGTCTAATGACTGCTACTATGTGGTTTGTGACTATTTAGAGTCACAAAGAACAACAGCTCAGCACGCTGCTGCGTGGACTGAGCTGATTGGGAAATACGGAATCGAGACAATCTTTATAGATGCTGCGGCTGCTCAGCAAGCGTCGGACTTAGCCTATAGTTATGATATTGCTACTATTCGGGCTAAGAAGGACGTACTGCCCGGCATTGCTGCGGTTCAGACACTTGTGGAGCAGAATCGACTAATAGTAGACCCATCTTGTGCTGACGTACTGTCTATGATGGATCAGTACCGCTGGGATCCTAAAGAGAACCTTGTAAATGAGAAGCCGTTACACGATCAGTACTCTCACATGGCTGACGCACTTCGTTATGCTATCTATAGCTTTACGATTGGTGGATAGTGTAGTAAACGTGGAATACTAGCGAGTGTTGCTGGACTGAGGCTAGGTAGACGGAATCATCTGCTGCCTTAGCCTCTGGGCCAGTTGGACAAACATGGAAGACTACGCGAGTTACTTCCTTACTGTTAGGGTCTTGTTCGACCCAAAGCGCTAGATTATCACTCTGCCCCTGTACGGTTAGGATTTTAACTAACCCAGCGAGTTCTACGATATTATCTCCGTAGGGATAGATAAAGTATTTGTATATATTATTGCGCATTTATAATCCTTTTCCAAAGGCTCCGATTTAGGAGCTTGTTGATTCGTTTTTCATAGGCTCTACGAGTTTCAGATAGTTCTAATTCTGCTTTTGCTATATACTGTTTCTTTTCTGCTTGTGCCCTCATATAGGCATCTGTTGTTATTTCTTCTGTTGAGCGAATCTTGCTAAGATGTTCGATCTCATTGTTAAGAGCGTCAATTATCTCACCCCTTTCATTAGCAATCTCAGTTCTAGAGATGATAGTCTTACAATGATCTAGGGTCGAGGTTTCAAGGAAGTTAGCAGTTTTTAGGACTTCATAGCCTTGGTCGCTAAGAGCTTCCCTGGGGATAGCTGTATTAAGAGATGGTCGATGTTTTAGAATATAATAGGCTTCAGCAATGTCAATATGGTCTGAGTGGCAGTATTCTAATACATGACCTTTAGGGAAGCCGTAGCGATTATATGCAGCTTGCATATTCTTAGCCGCGGTTCCTTTCTCAAACGCTCTAGAGTGCTGCTTCCATCTTGCCTCAATATCTTGGGCTTTACCGACGTAGTCAACCCCGTCAGCGAATTCTAACCAGTAAACTCCTGAGTTCATTTATTTATGGGGCTAGATACCCAAATTGGTTGAGGTGGTTGCTGGTAGAAGGCATTTTTACCACGCTCTAGTCTAGCAACACGTTCGCGAAGTTCGTTTAATTCTTTCCTAAGTTGTTCAATTTCAGTCATAGTTTTTCCTTTAAAGATTAATTATAACATTATTAAGCTGCGTATTCAAGTGTATTTTTGATATGTGCAAAAAAATTTTGAATATTGACTTATGTTTGCCCCCATGCTATAATAGAGCAATTATAAACTTGTACGCAGAAAATGGCTAAGAACACTAACAATCGTATCCCAGTGAAATGGGTTAGGGATAAAGCTAAGGCAGCGTACCAGAAGAAAACCGAATGTCACGTATGCTCAACCCAGGAAGATCTGGAACTGCACCACTATGCTAGTATCACCCTTTTGCTCAATGCTTGGGCCACTAGGAAAGGATACAACATCTCCACAGATGAGGGCATATTAGAAGTACGGGACGAGTTTATTGCAGAACACAATAAAGAACTGTATGATGACGCTGTAACCCTATGTAACTTGCACCACGTCGCGCTGCACAGTATATACGGTAAAGCGCCAGCACTAAATTCCGCTGAGAAGCAGAAATTTTGGATTGAAAGACAGAAAGCAAAGTACGAGGGTGGCGAGATCACTACTGCTCCTAGACCAGAATTATCTTTCTTTGGCGCATTTACTACGTAAGGAAGAGTATGGCAAGAAGCATTAAAGCTTGGTGGGTTGAAGAAGTTATTAATAAACTTAATCCGGCCCAAGAACGAATTAGTCAAAACGAGGGTAATAGCTTAGATACTGATACATACAGATTAAAGTATGTAAAGGCATTTGCTAAGTTAGAGACTGTAAACCGCGGAGTTAACATGATCGTTAATGCATGCTGTAGCATGGATTACGACATTAGAGATAAGGTATCCGACGGTGTTTCTATAGGAATGAGAATAAAAAGCCTACACAGCTTACTCAACTATAGACCAAACCCTTACCAGTCAATCCAAGATTTCCGAAAGAATATCTTCACCGACTTTCTACTAGAAGGTAACGCATTTATTTACTTCGATGGTGTATTTATGTACCATCTGCCTGCGTCCAACGTAACAATCCTTACAGACACTAAGACGTTTATTAAGGGTTATAAGTACCTAGACACCACCTTTGGACCAGATGAAGTCCTTAGTTTCAAGGATTTATCTAGTGACTCTATCTATAGAGGCACTAGCAGACTAGAAGCAGCAGAACTTAGTATTAATACTATGTACTCGATGCAGACGTTCCAACAAACGTTCTTCGATAATAACGCTATTCCCGGTCTAGTATTTACTACAGAGAACACTCTTAGTCAAATCGCAAAAGATAAGACGATCAGCAACTGGTCGCAGAAGTACAATGCAAAGGCTGGTGCAAAGCGCCCAATGATTCTAGACAGCGGTCTAAAACCTTCCAACGTATTTACTACTAAGTTCAATGAGCTAGATTTTGCCGCATCTGTTGAAACACATGACCGCAAAATCTTAAAAGCTCTAGGCGTACCGCCTATCCTATTAGATGGTGGTAATAACGCTAACATCAGCCCCAATTTAAGACTATTCTATTTAGAGACAGTCCTACCAATTGTTAAAGGCTTTGTTTCTGCAGTTGAGCGCCAATGGGGCTACGATGTAGAAGCAATTACTGAAGGCGTATCTGCTCTACAGCCAGATATGAAAGAAATTTCTAGTTATTTATCTACTCTTGTTAATGGTGGAGTACTTACTCCTAATGAAGCAAGAGCTGAGCTACGTTATCCTAAGATTGCGGACCCTGAAAATGACAAGATTAGAATTCCGGCTAATATAGCAGGATCGGCAGCCAACCCATCAGAAGGCGGAGCGCCAAAAAAGCCTGCTAGTACAGCAGCACCAAGTAAAGGAGTAGCATGAAAGTAGAAGGTAAAGTCTTACACTTAGATAACCTTTTTACTAAAGAACTTCCTGGGGCGGACGAGCCTATTGACTCTATTTATATTACTGGCTACGCTAGTACTAATGCAGTTGATAGGGCGGGTGATGTTATCCCAGCTTCCGTATGGGAAGCAGGAATGGCGAACTACCTAAAGAATCCAATCATTTTGGCCTATCATGACCACGATGACCCTGCCGGAAGAATGGTCGAACATAAGGTTGACGAGAAGGGGCTTTGGATTAAAGCTCGTATCTCAGCAGCCTCAGAGATCTTTAATTTAGTAAAAGACGGAGTCCTAACGGCCTTTAGCGTAAGCTTTAGAATCAAGGACGCAGAGTACAATCAAGTAACTGAGTTATTTGTAGTAAAGGAATTAGAATTGCTGGAAATTTCAGTAGTATCTATCCCTTGTAACCAAGACACATTATTTAGTCTAGCCAAGTCTTTCGAGACCGACGCAGACTATAATGATTTTAAAAAGCAGTTTGCAATTGCTGGTGACCCAGCTAAAGGGCTAGAATCTAGCGATGCAGCAAGCGGCACAAAACCCACCAATAAGGAAGTCAATATGACCCAAGAA